ACATCTATTGGATATCCATTGACTGGTGTCAAACGTAAATTTGTTGAAGAAGAAATTATCGACAATAAAGTTATTCGAAAGTTTGATGATATCATCATGGATGAAATAAATAGATGTGAAAATTTATACAAACAAGGACTTCGTGCATATACTATTGCTAAAGCATGTAAAAAGGATGAGATATTATCTGGTGAGAAATGTAGAATATTCTATGGAAATAGTATAGCTTTAACATTTTTAATAAGAAAATATTATTTACCTTTAGTGCGTGTTTTACAAATGAATCCGTTGAAGAGTGAATGTGCTGTTGGTATAAATTGTCATAGTCCTGAATGGGATGAGTTTCATAAGTTTGTTACAAAATTTGGTGAAAATAGATTAATTGGTGGTGATTATAAGAATTACGATCAAAGAATGCCTGCTCAAACCATACTAGCTGCATTGCGTATTTTAATTGATTTTGCCAAATTGTGTGATTACACAGATGAGGATATTATGGTTATGGAAGCTTTATGTGCAGATATTGTTTATGCATATATAGCATATAATGGTGATCTTATAGGTTTAACAGAAGGTGGACATATAAGCGGTAATTCGTTAACTGTAATAATTAATGGTATAGTTGGAGCATTGAATCTGAGGATGTGTTTCTTAGAATTGTATCCTAATTATGATTTTCGAACTTATGTTTCACTTATGACGTATGGTGATGACAATATAGGTAGTGTTAGTCATGAAGTTAAGAATTTTAATATTACATCTATATCGTCATTTCTTGATCGCCATGGACAGATATACACTATGCCGAATAAAACTAGTGCTTTAACAGATTTCTTACCTATGGAAGAATTTGAATTTTTGAAAAGGTCTAGTGTGTATCATTCTGACTTGGGTACGTACCTTGGTGCTCTTAAAGATAAATCTATATTTAAATCCTTACATTGTTATTTACGACCTAAGGGTTGCGGAAACACTGAGGAATATGCATGTGCTATAAACATAGATGGGGCTTTAAGAGAATGGTTTAATCATGGACCGTCTCTATATGAACATAGGAGACGTCAAATGATTGAAATTGCGGAGAGAGCTG